GCTAAAATTTCAATTTCTAAATCTACTAATTCATCTTTAGCATCTTCAATAGGTTTCATTTCTTTATATCTTTTATCTCTATCTGGGTGATAAAGTGATAATAATTTTTGTAAAGCCTGATGTTCTCTAGGAACATGAAGAAAGCCATCTTTAAAGACAATGTGTCTTATTGTTACTTCTCCTTTTTGTTCATCAACAAATGGTGAAGATTGATTTGTAGCATATCTTAATGCTCTTTGCGAACGTAATGTTTCATCAAAATAAGTTAATGGATACTTTTCAGTATGCCTAGATTTTAATGTAAAAGTTAAAGGTTCTTTATTTCCTTTTAATTGATAATTTCTATCTTTTATTTCCCATCCTTCTTTTTGAGAAGGAGTTTCTTTTTGTTTTGTTTTTGACATAATATAATATAATTAAATAGTTAATAAAATAAAGGGCAAGGCGCCGAAGCGCCTTTTCCTTTAAATAATAATTAAGCTGTAAATAATACGAAATTATTTCTAGCTTGAGTACATAGACATCTTTCTGATAAGAAGTTAACCTCCATAGCATCAAGAGTAGAAGTAGCAGCACCGCCAACAGAACCTGTTAACCATGATTTCATTCTTCTATCATCTGCTTGAGAAGCTCTATATCTTACATGCAAGAAAGGTCGTCTAATGTTTGTTCCCAGTAACTGATCGTATACTGTAGAAGTACCAGCAGGTACTAATACACCATCAATGTTGTCACCATTAACAAAATTAGTAGAACCACCTCTTGTAGAAGCGTCATTTAGATATTTCCAAGAAGTTTTGTAGAAGTCATATGAACCTCTTCTAAAACCAGAGAAACCTAAGTTAAGCGCCATATCTTCAGAGTTTTCGAATACACCATAAGATGTACCACCAGCTCCATAAGAGTTTTGTTGCGCTAACATGTTATCAAATAATAACTCAGTTTTTCTATCTAAGAAAAGCATATTTTCTTCAATAGCTCCTTGAGTATCTAAATTTTCTAGAACTTGATCAAAGTCTTGCAGACTTCCAGCATAACCAGAAAGTACATTACCACCATTATTAATAGCAGCAAATAAACCTTCGGTACCTAGAGTTGTAGTTGTAGCAGAGAATGAATTAACACTACCTGCAGCTGCAGCAGCAGCAAAGTTACTATTAGCAGCAGCAACCGCTAATTCACCTTCAACCATCGCCATTTCAAGATAATCTTCAAATCTCATTCTAGTTTCACCTTCAGCTTTTAAATACCAAAGATAACCACTAGTTCCATCTTCTCCCGCAACTTCGACCCAACCGATTTGAGCAGTATCAGATCCACTAACAGCGTATCTGTTTCTGATTATGATTGGTTTGTTTTGGAAAGTTGATAATTGAGGTTGAATAGATTCTCCTGTTGTAGCATTGTCTAATGAAGACCCTTTTGCATATTCAGAACCGTATACAAATACTTTTAATCCAGTTACTACTGCACCAGGTACAGCTGCTCCAGATATAAAGTTTTGATTATACGCATATCCAGTACATGTTGCATAAGCCGCAAGTGGATTAACTGGAGCACCTCCAGAATTTCCTATTATTGCTTTAACAGTAAATGAAGGATCATTAGGATCCATTACTACTACTGTTGCATTTGGCATAATCGCATTTTGGATTGCTCCACCTGCGACAATTGGTGCGCCTGCATTATCATTGATAGTCATTGTAAAACCATCAACAGCAAGACTTACGTTATCATATGCTATATGTAATCTATTTTGTTCCGACCAAACTACTTGATCAGACATCATTGGCATTTCAGCGCCAACCATTCTTAAGAAGCCACCTATCGTTCTGTTTCCATAACGCTCTACCTCGGCTTCATATATTTCCGGTAGATATTGTTGTGAGAAATCTCTAGTTCCATCAGTAAAACTCATGTAGTTGCTAACTAACAGTTGCTGATCAGAACTTGGAGATAATCCCCCAAACTGAGGACTTAATACACCCATAATTGTTTAATTTTAATTGTTAAATTTACTTCGTTTGATTTTTAATCTCGAACTATCTACACCGTCTATAGCGCGAACTTTAAATCCTCCAACATATATATCTTGCGTGCCTGATTGACGCGCTTTATCAATTGTAGGGTTCTTAGAACCTTCTACAACTGTTTTTATACCATCAGATTTTCCTTGTTCGTAAAAATGATTTATTATTTTATCTACATTCTGTGCAGCATACATAGCCTTATGATAACCTTTCGTATCTTTAACATTACCTTCTTTGTCTAAGAACCTCTTGACGAAGTTGTTTAGATTAGATTGATTTTCGGCAACCGCATTGGGATCCTTAATACCATATCTATACTTTTTTTCTCCAACTTCGAAATCAAAACCTTTGAATTCATCAGAAAAAAATTGTTTAGTACTATCAAGGAATTTTTTATGCTTTTGCGTAGCTATTTCTTGTTCATTACTGTAGCGGTCAAAAAACTCTACAGCTTTTTGTTGGTATTGATTTACGTTCGGTTTCAACTTGATCTCGTCGTAATATTTTTGTTTCAATTCCTCTAAAAAGTATTTTGCTTCAGCAACCGCTTCTTTTTTAGCGAGTTTTTTTCGTTTGACGTCTCGCTCCTCGTCAACTTCATTATCATAATCAAAGCTTTCTTCTAATATAAAGTCAACTTCTTCATTATTTAAATGAGGTTTTGTTTTAGTATAATACTCTCTTAATAAAGCATCATCATTTACGCTTGAATAATCAGCGTTAAGTCTTACATAGTCTTCAACTGTTCCACCAGTTTCTTTCATAAACTGTACTAGTTTATCTATATTTTCAGGTAAATCCGCCACCTTAGGTGACACTTCATCTATTACAGTGTTTTGTTTTTCTGGTAGTGGTTCTTTGGCTATCTCTTGAATTTCTTCAATAGGCGATTCGGACTTTTGTACCGACTCGTTTTCCTTTGTATCCCCGGGCCGTACTTCTGTGTCCACTCCTTCGCTATCTCCGGCTCGTTCGCCCATAGGTAATTCTTCTGTTTCTCCGATAGGAATGGCATCGTCTTCTTCTTTTTTAGTTAAATCTACTTTTATTGGTTTTTCATGGGTTTCTTTCATGGCTCCTTCTATTGAAGTATCCACTTTAGATAAATCCACTTTAAATGGTTCATCTTTTTTTGTTTTGAATTTTTCAAATTTAGGTTTAGCAATTTTCATTTCTCCACCTTCCTGCGTAGCATCTTTAGCTACCTCAGGGGTTGTTTTTGTTTTTGACATAATATAATATTATAAAATTAATTAAATACCCGGTTGTACACCCGGTCCTTGTTGTTCAAAATCTATAGGCATCAAATCATTATTCCTTTGATCAATCATTTGACTTTGTTGGTTACCTTCTAGTTTTATTCTTTTATCTTTACGATCTTCAATTAAACCTTCCTTTTCCTGCATTGCTCCAATTTCCATACGTTTTAATTCCATATCGTATTGATGTTGGATTTCCATTTCTTGTTGTTTTATTTGGGAAGCTGTTTGTAATTTTTGAATATCCATTTGAGATTTAGCTTGTTCAAATTGGACTTCAGATGCCGTAAGAGCTTGTTGTTTTTGCATTTCAGCTTGTGCAGTAGCTTGAGCAGTTTGTGCTTTAGCTTGCTCTTGGGCCTGCATCATAGCTTGTTCTTGTTGTTGTTTTAACTCACTACGTTTTTTACGTTTCTGTTTTAAAACATCATTAGCAAGTTTGAGATTTTTTACTTGTCTTATATCTATAGCATCTTCTAAATCAATTCCCCCTTGTTGTAAAGACATTTGAATATTCTGCTCTAACATTGCTTTCTCTTCTTCTTCAGGTTCTAGTTGTAAATAAATACCAAAATCATGTAAGTTAAGGTTTTGAATTTCTGCTAAAGTTCCTACATTATAAGTAGATATAGAACTCTTTAAGGCATTTAAAGTAAGAGGGTATTTTAAAGAATCAGCTATCTTTAATCCTATATTTTCACATGTTCTAATTGTTAACCACATACTAGATTGTAATATATGTTTAGTAGCAATATTAGAAGCATTAGCCGCCATTTTTTGTAAACCTACTAGTGTATTTTTGTCTGGTACTGTCCCATCTCTAGCTTCATTTAATCCGGTTACATCTCTTATTAACTGTAAATAGTATTGATAAGTTTGAATTAAACTAGCTATTTTACCCTGTCCAGTAGATGAAGCAAGTTCTTGAATAGGCACTTTACCTGGATTCATATCACCCTCTTGTGTAAGAGACCTACCAACTATACTACCAGTTTGAAAATACATATTTAATGCTTCTGCTGGATTATAATTAGTTCCATTCCCCAAATCAACTTCTGCTAAACCATCCATATCTAAGAACACTCCATCAGGAACCATTCTAGCAATTACTTGTTGTAATTTTAAATGGGTTAGCTGAATCATATCTGCAAATCCAGTTACTTTATTTACAATAGAATTAATCCTACCTTTATACATTCTTGGCGCTACAATAGCATAACTCATTTCTACTTTAGTAGTATCCGAAAATGGTCTAGTCATATTCTCAGATAACTTCCATTCTATTAATTCATTATTACCTATAATTTTTACGCCTTCATATAATACTTCTATTTTTCTACTTACTTTCTCAAAGTTATCACTCTTAGGAGGATTAAATTCATCAGTTTTAACTAATGTTTTTTCTAATCCTGATTCAGTTTCTTTTATTTTAAATACTTGTGTATTATAAGTTTTATATTCAAAGAATAAAACTTGGACTGTATCAGCATCATAGGTTTGCCACCCATATAATCTTTCATTTTGATAACCTTTAGTTTTAGATATTTTATCTAATTGCTCTTCAGTTAAATGTGGAAATTGTTTAGCTATTTCAGAAATAGTTAATTGTTTAACTTCCCCTACATAATATATATCTTCAAAATTTGGATCATCTGTATAAGAATATATTAATCTTGATGGGTCTACATAATCTAATGTAACTCCATTAGCTTTATTCCATTGTGTTTTACAAGATCCAATACCTAAAGTAACTAAATCATATATAAATCTTTTCTTTATATTATCAAATCTATTTTTAGCTAATGTATTATTTATAACTTCTTCTTGAGCTATTTCTACTGCTTGTTTATAACTAAGTCGCATATGAAGATCTAATTCTTCTTCATTTTCAGGTAAATTAGCAGGATCAGGACTTTGATATTCATTAATACCCAATGTTTGTTGCAAATTATCTAAATAAGGTTTAGCCATCATATCCTGCATAATAGCATTAGCATAGTCTGTTCTCTTTTTTAATGATACAGGATCTTGCGCATATGCATTTATTTCAAATTCTTTTTCAGATAATCCATTAACAACTATATCTACAAATTTAGACACGACAGGTACTGGTTTCCAATCTAAATTAAGATAAGACATATCACCATTAATAGCTAATTCGTCTTTATATTTTTGTATTGGTTGTTCCCCACGAGCATATAATCTTAAACTATGGAATTGATTGTAAGACGAAGCGAATCTAGTACCATTACCACCTTGTCTCCACCATTCACTTTCAATAGCTTGCGCCACTAGCCTCCCATAATCAATAGAAGATTTTTCAGCATCTGGTACCACTTGGCTCGGAAATGCACTGTTTGGATTTGCGTATATATTCATTTACTTAATTATTTTTGAAACCAATCCTTTATTATTATATTTTTTAATTCCAAGATCAACTGGTTCTCGTTTTCTTCTACTAACTGGAGCGTATCTATTTTTATTACATGCCATTATAGCAAGTCCAGAACTAATAGAAGCATCATGTGTAGTCCTATTATTAATATCAAATGTAGCCCAATCTTCTAATGTTCTTTGAAAATACATATTTCCATAATCATCACCATTAAATCCTATAGAATTTTCTATATAAGACTCAATAGCTGCAGCATGTGCTTGTTTAATATCTTCACTTGAGTTTGGTATTCCCCCTATTTCTTTTTCTGTAACTGATAATTTATTCCAAATTTTATCAGGTCTATTCATTGCAAAGCCTCTATAGCCTCTTCTTTTAAAATGATATAATAGTCGAGGTTTGTTATTTTCACATAATATAGGCATCCCATAAAATACACAAGCCATTAATACATCTTCAAAAAAGACTTCAGCTGTTTGGGGGCGTGCTATATATTCTAAGAAAAAATGATCCGCAGGGGCCTCTTCTAAACTAAATTTAGTTAATCCATGCAAAGATCCATTTGATCCTCTTTTATCAACTGTTCCAGATATATCATAGGGGTCACATCCAAATGCTCCCATATGTTCATTACCAGGATATTTAACACCATTTTTTTCTATATATCGGTTTTGTAAATTTCTATTAGGAATCCACGTTATAAAAAACCTCCCTTTATTATTAGGAGCAAATATTACTCGTGTATCTTTTATACCATTTTCCCATATAAAGTTACCTTGTGATACTGAAGCTCTATTGTTTGAATCTTCATTAAAATCTATTTGTTGATATATTTTAGTTAAATTAAATAAAGATGATTTAGATTCATCTCTAAAAGCATGCTTAGTGGTACGTGGGAATTGCCTATAAAATTCATTTAAAGCATCTTGATCACTTTTTAATCCTTCAACCTCATTCTCCCAATATTTGACGACCCCAATATCAATGAATTCTCCATGTGGGCCTTCAACTTCAGTCGAGGGGGTATCGAAGACAGGCATTCCATAAGAATCAATGTATCCTTCGTAGTTCCATTCCATAGGTATGAACAAAGAATATAATCCTGAGCTAGTCTGTCCATTGCGGTTTCTTTGTGTAACATTTGAGTTGTCATATAATTTTTTAAAGTTTCTACCTCCCTTATCTAACGCGTTTGATGTACTTCCCATCATGCACTTACCAATAATTCTACTACCTAATCTTAATGTTGTTTTTGTAACCCTCCAATTATTTAATATATTATTAGGTCTTTCCCATTTTCCAGATTCATCATGTACTAATAGTTTTAATTTTTCACCATCATAACTATTATCTCCTGTATTTTTCCAGTCAACAGTTGTATCTAATCCTTGTAAATCTGCTACTTCATTCCCGGCTTCAATACTTCTTCTGGTGAATTTAGAGGCTGGTACTCTATATGCTAGTTCTGTTTTAGGTCGATCCATACCATCTTGAATCGGTTTAAAAAAGAAAGGGTAGTTAACTGAAATTGGTACAACCTTATCAGTGAACATCTTTTTAGCATCTTGTCCAGTTTTAGATAATATTCCATATCTGGAATCACTAGATATTGTTGCTAAATTTATTACCTCTCCTGAGGCCATAAAAGAAAAT